TAGGGGATAAGAAATTTTCAACACATATAAAAATACTTTATTATTAGAGACATTATAACTTTTAATTCTATTTACTTATATTTATCTGTTTTATTAGTTATTGTTTTTAATAGACATAATATTTTTTTTATTTTATTTTTATATTAAAATTATTCAAAATTAAAAAATTTATAAAAATTATAAAAATTATAAAAATTTTCATAGGGGATAAGAAATTTTCAACACATATAAAAATACTTTATTATTAGAGACATTATAACTTTTAATTCTATTTACTTATATTTATCTGTTTTATTAGTTATTGTTTTTAATAGACATAATATTTTTTGTTATAAATTAAAATACTTAAATTAAAAATAATATATTATATTATATAATGGAAAATATATTTAATTGTATGATATGTAAATATAAAACTTCAAATAAATCAAATTTTAATAAACACTTAATATCAATTAATCATGTAAATAATTCGGAAATAATGAAATATTGTACATTATGTAATAAATATTTTGATACAATCGATAAATATAAAAAACATAAATATAATATACATAATAAAAAAAATAAAACAAAAAAATATATATTAGAAAAAAATAAAACAGATCTAAATAATAATAATATAAATAATAACACACATATTATAAGTAATACTATAGATAATACTATAAGTAATAATATAAGTAATATAAATAATAATGTAGAAGAAATTAAAGATAATATCAATGAAACAAGAGAAGAAATTATAGAAGTTAAACATGTTGTAACAAAAGCAATTACAAAAGCATCAGCATTAATTAAATATTTAATGAAAAATTATCCAGAAATTCCTCCATTAAAAAAAATAGATAAAGAATCATTAGATATTTTAAGATTAGAATATAAATGTCAAGTAAATCCTAATAATTTATATTTATTAGAAGAGAAAATGGTTTTTCAAAATATAGATAATGTTTTCATAGAAAATATATCAAAAGTAATATTAAAAATAGTTCATTATAAAGATCCAGAAAAACAATCTATATATAACACAGATTGTTCACGTAATAATTATATCATTAAAACTTCTGCAAATTGGAACGAAGATAAAGCCGGTATAAAATTTGCAGAATATGTCATAAAACCCTTTCTATTATTAATCAAACAAAATATTACAAATTATAGAAATTATCTTGATAAATTAAGATCTACAACAAAAATGAATATTATAGAATTAGATGTACATAATAAAATTTTTGAAGCAACTATTAAATTAGAAATAGATTTATTAAGTGAAAAACTGGTTACTCCTATAGTAAAAAGATTATCGCCATATCTTAGATATATTGAAGAGGAAATAGAACAATTTGAAAAAATTAAAAAAATAGATAGATTACAAAAAGATCTAAAAAATATTATAAAAACATTAGACGATTCTGATGATTCTGATAATTCTGATAATTCTGATGATTCTGATAATTCGGATGATTCTGATAATTCGGATGACTCTGTTAGTAATATATAATAATATAAAAATTATATTAGATTATATTATATTATATAATGAGTTATGAACAAAAATATTTAAAATATAAAAAAAAATATATTGAGCTTAAAAATTTACAAAATGTATTACGAGAAAATAATCTTAAAGGTGGTTATTCTAATACAGAAATTGATAGATCACAAAAAATTATTTCAGATATTAATATTAATAATAAAGATGAAATATATTTATCAAGTACATATAATCCATTAAAATCACAAATAAATAAATATTTTGATTTATTAGATAAATTATTGGTAAAAACAGACAATATGATAATTAATATGGATTTTATTAATAATTTTAATAGAAATATCTATTATGATTCTGATAATTCATTTTCCATTAATGTGGATACAAATAATTTTAATAATCAAAGTATTTATAAAATAGATAGATTATTAACATCAACTACAAATTGTAAAATATTTAAATTAAGTAAAACATCTCAATTAGAAAATCATAGAGGACTTTTAGATAATTTAGTATTAAAACAATATTTTGATAATATTGATAATTATGATTATTTATCATTAGAAATCGGACGTGTAGTTAAATCAAGAAAACCAACTGATGTTCTAACTTTTGAGAATAATTATTATAAAATCACAGAAGAAGAATTTAATAAATTTAATTTTAATGATATTAATCTTAAAGATTTATTAAAAACAAATACCGATGACAATATTTTTGATGATGAACATTTTGACAGATTATATATATCATGTAAAAATATTAATGCAATAAATGATTTTATTATAAATTTAATCTTACAAAAAATAACAATTGACAATAATTTCCCAAAAAATTTTGTTAAATATCATAATTTATATATTACCAAATTATCTGATGGTAAAGAATCGTATTGTTTATTAATGGAACAAATTGATGGAACAATAAAAAATTTATATGATCAAATAAATACTTATTATGCAGAAATATCAATTTTATTTAGATATATTACTATTGTAATTTTATCAGAAATTAATATATTATTAGAATGTTTAAAACAAAAAGAATTTTTATTTAATCACACTGATTTAAAATTAGAAAATGTATTTTTTAAGAAAGAACAAATAAATAATGATGAATTATTAGAGAGTTTAAATAATCCAGATAATCATAATATAATATATTCTAAAGAATCTAAAGATAGATTGAAACAATTTAAAATTGTTTATAATAATGATAAATATACATTATATGAAATTAATAATAATAATTTATTTAAATATATATTTTTATTAGCAGATTTTGATAAGAGTCAAATTACATATAAAAATATTAGATTTTATAATAAAGAATCAAAAATAGATTCACAATCATTTATGAAAGTTTTATTGCAATCTTCAAAATTATTAAATTCATCAAAATTTGTTGAAAATATAAATAATGAAGAAATACAAAAATTATTTAATAGACAAGAATTTGAGGAAAAATTTTATGATGCACAAGAAGGAACAAAAGCACCAAAAACAACAGAAACATTAGAAGATACAGAAGATATATATACACATAGTTCAAAATTTAAAAAAGAATACAATTTAATTAGATTATCATTTATAAAAAGAATTAGTGAATTAACTGGAATTAATGTAGAAACTGAACAATTAATTTTACGTTATAATATGTTTCCATATTATACATCTTATGATATCCAAACATTTATATTATCATTATTTACATTAAAAAAATTCGAATTTACTAATGAAAATGCGTGTGATAAACTTTTATCTAATATATTTAAAGAATATTTTGCTGATTGGAGTCTGCTTTATAATATATATAAAGATTACGATTGGTCACAATTAACTTCAAAAGATCAAAAATTTTTATATTTACAAAATTTTGGTTATTTAATAAAACCATTAATGGATAACGAATCTTCAAATATTTCACTTTATAATATATCTATTTTTAATAGAGCTGATATATCACCATTAAAATTATCATATGTTAATAAATTATATATATCACCATTTTATAAATTGTGTTTATCTATTCCAATTTGTTATAATAAATTATATACACAATTAACATTAAAACAAAAAATTAAAACCTTAACATCGTCTATAAAAACATTTTCAATTAATCCAAGAAATACTTTAAGTGAAATACAAGAATTAATACCACTATATCGTACTTTAAGTGAAATACAAGAATTAATACCACTATATCGTACTTTTAATATAGAATCTTTAGATAAAAATAGAAATTTATTTGATATTTATTATACAGGTGATACTGATGAAACAAATAAATGGATTATTAAAACAAATAGATATTCTCATTTTAGATATTTATATGAATATGATAATATTAAATTAGACGATATCGTTAAATTAATTATTGAAAAGTTTTTTAATTAATTATTGAAAAGTTTTTTAATTAATTATTGAAAAGTTTTTTAATTAATTATTGAAAAGTTTTTTAATTAATTATTGAAAAGTTTTTAATTAAAAAAAGTTTAAAAATTCTAATAAAATGATATATTTCTAATTAAGAATTATATATTATAGTAATATTATATGATAAAAACACTATGTACATATATTTATAATAAATATTATGGATTAATTGAAACTAAATGTCATGTATGTAATTATCCATTTATGATAAATAAAAATCACTATAGATCTAAATTATATTGTGGTATATATTGTGCAAATAAAGATAATAAATAATAAATAAAAAATAAAATTATTTAACTTGAAATATAATAATAAGTATTATTATATGTCAAATTTTAATAGACCCATAAATTTTAATAGAGATATTGTTACAGATTATGATAAAAATAATATTGATAAAAAATCTTATGTTGATGAAAAAGAAAGATTATTAAAAAATAAATTTAAGAGTGATGATTATAATTTTACAGAAGTTAAAACACCTGTAAATCCATTATTTGTACCAAATGCATTAATAACCAATCAATTAAATTATAATGCAGTTAATCAAATAAATCAAAGAGAATATGATCCATTATTACATTATCTAAATGAAAAAGGATTATATGATAAAAATACAAAAATACGTTATAATGTTGATTATGTTAACATAGATAGTGCAAATAGAAATAAAACATCAAGAAATATAATAAAAACAAATATTAAAACAGTTCAAAATAGTTTAAGTATAGTTGGTAATAAATTATCAATACAACTTTCAGAAAGTCAAACAGTATTATTCAAAGTAGGTGATAAAATTACTATTAGTAATTTAAATCCAGTAGAAATTAAATATAAAGCATTTAATGTAAATAATGCAAATATAAATAATCCAAATGGATTAATTATACAATTTTACAATAATCAAAATTATGTCCAAATAAATATTAATCCAAATTGTAACATAAATCAATATATAAATTATTCAGGTGTTAATACAACAAATGTAAAGATTATATTATCTGGTATTATTGGTGTTAAAAAATCAGGTAGTGATTATTATAATGATGTAACATCTGCATATATAGGTAATATTCCTACATCTTTTTTAAATTCAGAACATCAAATATATATTACTCCACCAAATACAACAATAACACCACAACAAAATGTTTTTTATATATTAATGCCATATTTATCTGATGGTACAAATATAGCAATTATAAATAATTATACTATATCTTTTACATTTAATCATTATAATTTTATTCCTGTAAATCAAATAAATGCAGATTATCCAGTTAATGCAAATCAAATATATGGATATCAATTAATAAATTCAATAGATACAGTAAAAAATACAATATCATTTCAAATATATCCACCATTAGATTTATCATTATCAACTAATTCATCATATGAATATTTAAATTTTGGGAATTCAATATATATTGGTTTAATAGAAAATACATTACTAGGATATTATGATTCTAATAATTATGTTATTAATTTAAATAAATTATTTACAAATGTTATATTAGTAAGATTAATAGATTCATTTTTTTATAATCCAAATAAAACAATATTTTCTACAGGAGATAATAAAAATAATAAAATATATTTTCAAAGTGTAGAAAATATCGAAGAAATTCAATATATAGAACTAGATTCTGGTATTTATAATTTAGATGAATTAAAAAAAGAAATAGAAAATAAATTTAGTCAATTATCCAGAAATATATCTGATCCTATTTTTAATTATGATTTAAATTATAATATTATATTTGATGCAAATATAGATACAAATGTTGTGACTTTTTATAGTTATAAAACAAAAACATTACAAGTACCAATAACTTCAGTAAATCCTATAATTGATCCAACTGATATGTCAATTGGTGTTGGTACATATATTATAACGATAAAACACGATAATCATGGAATTACAACACCTACACAAAATATAATATTTTCAGGTTTTATTGATCATCTTGGAATATCAGCAAATGATTTAAATGGTGAACAAACAGTAACAATTATAGATAAAGACAGATATCAATTTACATTAAATAATATAAATCTGAATCCACTTCAAAAAATAATAACAAATGGTGGTAGAAATGTTCAAGTTAAAGTTCCATCAAGAATAAAATTTTATTTTAATTATGAAGATACTGTTGGAAATGTACTTGGATTCCGTTATGTAGGAAATCCAACATCTATAACAAATTTTAGTTATATAATCAATAATTATGATTTATATTTAGATGAACCATTGACTGATGATAATGGAAATGATATAATAGTAAAACAAAATGCTATAAATTTATATAATTTTAATTATTTTTATATATCATGTAAAGAATTACCAATTTTAACAAATTCAACAAAAGTTTCAAATATTTTGGCAAAGATATTAATAAATAATGATAGTAATATATTACTTAATACTTTTTCAATTACACCATCATTTTATTATGATCCTATTTATGAATTATATCAATTAACATTACAATTTTATTATCCAAATGGAAAATTAGTTGATTTTAATGGATTAGATCATAATTTTCTATTAGAAATAACAACATTTGATAATATACCTGAACTTACTAATATTACAAGTAATATAACAATTGATAAATAATAAACAATTGATAAATAATAAACAATTGATAAATAATAAACAATTGATAAATAATAAACAATTGATAAATAATAAACTAAATTTATCTTTAAGAAATTCTTTCAGTAACTGCTTTTTTAACTATTAAATTATACATATTTAATTTTGGATTTAATGAAATTATCATTGATAAATATGTATCAGTTAATTTTTTCATCATTTTAACATTAATATCAATATAATCTTTAAAATATGGATATACATATTCATTCAATGTTCTAACAATTTTATCATCTTTTGTGATTGAAATAATAATATTTGGTTCTAATAATTTATTAATATATTCTAATAAACCAACGAGTGTTATTGATTTATCATCATCTTCATCATTTTCATATAAATTTAAAGTATTTTTAATTATTTTTTTTGGTAATATTTCAAAAATATATTTTTTAATACTCATATTATTTATTTCTGTAGTAGCAATTTTAACAACATTTTCATCTAATATATTATTATATTCGTCATCGTCAATTAATTTTACATTTGGCATTTTTGATGCTAATTCGACACGAATTAATTTTTGTACAATATGATATAAATTAACTAACATAGTATTTTTAATAATATGTTCAAATATAGCGACTATTCTATCTAGAACATAATTATCTCCTTCATATACATATGGTAATTCAAAATAATCATTTATATGTTTAGTTAATAAATCTATTGCTATTGTTATATTTTTTGTAATTTCTGGATCTATATTTTTGATATTCTTCTTAGATTTTTGTAGAACATCATTTAATTGAATAAATATTTTATTTATCACTTGAGTAACATCAGTCGCTTTAATTTCATCTTGTGTTTTAAATAATTCTTCCCATAATGTCATATATGTTCGATAATCATCATTATTTATTTCTAATATTTTATCAACAACATCATTATATAATTGTAATATATCTGAAACTGATTCAATATTTTTTGTTTTTAATTCATCAATAAAATTTCTATTTAATACATCATTTCTAGTTTTTTGTCTTCTTAAGAATGTATTTGTTTTATTTAATTCATAAGATGGTGTACCATCGGGATTAGGAGGTTCTAACTCTTTTAATTTTTGTTTATTTTTTTGTATTTTATCAATAATTTCTTGTTGTCTATATTGTTGATCAGTCGTTGGTGGCGATATTCGACTAATTTCATTTTCTAATAATTCAATTTCTTTATCAATTTTATCTTTTTTATCTTTATTTAATTTATTTATTTCTTCTCTATTTGTAATATCAATATTTATATATTTATGATATTGTCCCATAATTTGATCAATATTTTGTAATAATGGTAAATGTGTAATTTGTTTTGTAATATTATTAAAAAAATAATTATGAAAAGTATTATTTGATTGGAATTTATATGAATTTAACATTGAATAAAAATCATGATTTAATAAATAAATTAACATTCTTAATATTATATTATGAAATCTCATATTATGTTTAATTCTTGTAATTGTTGCTATTTTATCATTAATTTCTTTCATTATAGATACAAGATTTTTATTACTAGTTTCATCATTAAAATTTTCAATTATAACATTTAATGATTTTGAACAAATATCATATGGTCTTATACCAAATCTATTTTTAGAATCTTTATTATATACAGATATATTTTGAAATTCTTGATCTTCTAATATATATCTAACTGCACTATCATTATATTGAAGTAATGCAATCATTAAAGGTGTATTTCCATCTTTATCTTTAATATTTAATGAAGCACCATTTTCTAATAATTTCTTTAATATATCAGCATTGTATTTATAATAATATTCATTTGTTGTATTACCAACATTAGAACTCATAATTTTATAAATATTTTTATCTTTCATTTGTTTTACCATTACATCTTCAGCATAATTATAAAGTGACATTTTTTTGTATTTTTTAAATAATTTTATAATTGATTTTTGAATATCTTCAAAATGTATTTCATGTATATTTAATTTATTAAGTTGTGTAATATTAATAATATTATATTCATTAGTTGGATTAATTAATCCTCTGACATATCTAAAACCAAAATCATTTGTTGTAATATTTACTATATTTTCCATATTTGCTAAAAATATTTTATCAATTAATTTTGCAATAGATATTAATAAAATACTATTATCACCTGTTGATGGGTTTACAGTATTTTTAATTTCTTCATTAAATTTATCAATTATATTACCTAATTCTCTTATATTTCCAAGTCTTGGTCGTGGTATCGATAATATATTATCATATATATATTGTAATATATGTTTAGTAATCAAATATTTTTGGATATTTAAATAATCATCAAATAATTTTGAAATAATTGGAAAAGAAGAATTTCCTTTATTATTTGTATTATCTTTACCAGCTTCTATTTGTAATACACCAGTTTTATCTGCTGGATTTGAAGCTGTATAATTATAATTATTATTATTAGTTACATCATCGTATTTTACTGTAATATCTGCATCAAGATTAGTAATATCAACTTGATTTGCTGGTGGAATTGGTTGAATTGGTTGAATTGGTTGAGTTGCTAGAAAACCATTTTGTCCATTACGAATAGGTGTAGCATTAGTATCAATATATTTCACAAGATTTAATTTGTTAAATTGAATTAGATATTTTTCTATTAATTTCTTTTTATTTTCTCGTTCAGATACTCGATCATTTTTTTCATTTATTAATAATAAAATATCATCATATGTTTTAAAATAATCAGGCAATTTATTTAGTTCAGAATAAAATATATTTTCTAAATTATCGGTATTTGTATTTATAGGATTTACAAAATTATTAAAATATTGTTTGATATATTTTATAGAATGAGTTAAATTAATATAATCTATTATTTTATTTAAAACAAAATAGATATTTTTGATAGGTGATATTGATTCTTGTTTAATTTTTTTCTCATCAGATGTAAATTCATCTATAAAAATTTTACATGTATCTTTTAAATATTTATATAACACACTAATATTGTGGTTATTATTATTAATAATATGTATAATTTCATTAGAATCTGTTAAATTATTATATAATTGTTTTAATTTATTTAAAATATCATTATATTCTTTGAATATTTTAGGTAATATATTTGTAATACTCATAATATTTATAATAATATTGTTTATATCAAACAAAATATTAGAATTAAATAAATTCATTTGATCTTCTGTTTTTATTTTTCTAAATATTTCATCCATCCGTACTTTTAATTCATTGATTTGATTTATTAAAATATTATTAAATATTCTGATACGATTTGTTATATATTTAGTAGACGATCCAGCCTGACGATATTGATATATTTGTTGTTTAAGAATATTTGTATCAAGTGTATTGTTTGCATTTAGATCACCAACATAACGTACATTTAATCTTTGGTTTAAAGTTGGATCATTATTAAAATCATCAATAAAATCAATAATATTTTTTATTTTTTTTATATTTTTTTTTTCTTTTTTATTTTTATCATCAAAATCTTCAATTTGATCAAAATCCATATTCTGTATTGGTTGGATATCAAATTCAGATCCAGGTACAATTGCTAAACCTCCAACAGTATTTAGTATTAAATCACAATCGTCATTTCTAATAATAATTGGATTATATAATTGATTCGGGTTTAATTGATCAAACAAAAATGGTTGAATAATTCTATTATAATCAATTAATACATCGCCAATATTATTAAATTTTTGTATATTCGCACCATCATTAATATCATTCATTTGTTCATAAAATTCTGAAGTAAATAATAATAATCTTGTAAATCTCTCAATCGTTTCAATAAATTTATCTAATTTAATAATAATATTATTGTCTAACAGTTGTTTATTTTCATTTAATTTTTCCTTAATATCTTCAATTATTTCATTTTTTTTATTATCTAAAATTTTATTATAATCATTTTCTGGCATGATTTTATCTGTAATTGAATTATTTGGACCCCAACCATTTTCGGTATTACTTTCGAATTTTATTTCTTTTTTAACATTATCTAATTTTGTTAAAATTAATGTTTGAATACTTTTATTAACATCAGCAGATATATCAAATATTTGTTTATTTTTTTTTTCATCATTTAATTGTGGATTTTGTAATATTTTTATTATTTGATCATTAATATCACTTGAATTTATTTTTTCATTAATATCTTTTGGAAATAAATATTGTGAATTATATAAGGTACGATATTGATTATTAAATATTGTCTTAACAAAATTATCACGTTGCATTAAATCTACTAAATTATCGGTAAAATCTTTAATTAAACTAGATTTTATTTTTATTTTTTTATCAGGAATTAATTGTTTATCAACTTTTGAAGGGGGTTCAGTATTTTTACCAATTACTGCATAATGCAAAGGTGTTTTATAACCGTTGTCTATGGCATTAATATTATGACCAGCATTTAATAATTCAACAATAATATCGTATAATTGATTTTGTACTGCAAGATGAAGTGGAGTTTTTCCATTTTTATCATGTGATAATAATAGAGTAAAATTAGAATTTAAATATTTTATTAAATCTAATTTTTTTTTCGAAGATAAATTATCATTTGATATAATTATATGTAATATACTTTCTCCATCTTCATTTAACATATCATTGGTTGTTATACCATTTGACATAATAAAATTTCCAAGTTCTAATATATTAACTTCATCAGTAGATACTTTTAATAATAATGTTGATATAATAGTTGGATCAACTTCTTTTGTTGGAATTATAGTTCTATTTATATATGGTGGTAATCTAGGTGGTAATTTAGATTGATTTGGTTTAATTTGTTGTTTACTCATTGGATTTTTATACATTATATAATAATATTTGAAAATTGTTTTATTAAATTATATTCAATAATTTAATAAAAAATTTAATTATCTATTTTATTAAATTATATTCAATAATTTAATAAAAAATTTAATTATCTATTTATATTATCTATTTATATTATCTATTTATATTATCTATTTATATTATCTATTTATATTATCTATTTATATTATCTATTTATATTATCTATTTATATTATCTATTTATATTATTCCTTAAATGCCAATAGATTGCAAGTTATTTTTTAGATGTTTTAACACTTATGTCAGTTAAAAGTTAATGATATTTTAATTAATTTCATCATTTAGATCATATTGTTTGTATGCAGGACATGCTACTTTTGCAGCCGGTTCTTTTCCAGCTCTAGTTGCATTGTATCTAGCAAATTCAACATATTGATCGCCTTCTGGTTGTCTGAGTGGTGAAAAATGGATGCATTGATTTGGTTGACAGTTATATGTATTAAAAATTAAATTATTTTGAGTTGTTAAGATTTTTCCACCACAATTTTGTAAAGCTCTTCTGTAGGCATGATCGTCTGCAATCCCTAATGTCTTTTTAATATGTGTTTCACGCATAAAAGATGGTCTATAATCGGTAAATTGGCAATAATTCATAACTGCTGGACAAGAAGTCCAATAATTATCTCTGGCAAAATTCATACTTATATATTATATAAAGATTTTTTATTTATTTTCTAATTTTTCTTTAATTTTTATATAAAGTTCTTCCTTTTTATATTGAATTCTTTTTGATCCTTCTTTATGAAATAAAGGAATTTGTAGTATTTTAGCAATATCATCTAATTTTTTTTTATTATATATTTCTATATTATCTAATGTTTTTAAATTTTTAATATCATATGAATTAAGTGAATCATTATCTCCACCTATATCTACTTTTATCTTTTTACCTTTTGATTTTTTTGATCCAAATGATATCATATCGTGTAAACTTTTAATTTGCATACTTTCTATAGATATTTTATCAGTTTCATCATCTACTTGTTGTTCTATTTCTTGTTTTATTTGTTGTTCTGTATTTTGTTTTTGATTTGATTCATATTGTTTTTTAGAGTTTGAAGTTGTTGATTTAATAGATGTAGTTGATTTAGATCCATTTGATCTATTTTCTGTATTGTCGACATTTCTATTATTTGATTTTGTTGAAACTGATTTATTATCTGTTGTTTTGTCATTTGATTTAGATCTATTATTTGATGATGTAGATCTATTGGTTTCATGTTTGGACGTATTATCAATATTCTCATCATCATATTGCCTCCGATTAACAGACATATTTAAATTTGCAATATTATCATTATTATCATTATTATCATTATTATCATTATTATCATTATTATCATTATTATCATTATTATTATGTTTAACAGAAATTGTTGTATTATAAGATGAATTAGATGATGAATTAGATGATGAATCAGATGATGAATTAGATGATGAATCAGATAATGATGATTTTTTTAAATCATTATTTATAATATCAACATTATCATCAGATGTATTACTAATAATATCATCATCGTTTGTCATTTTTTTATTATCTGATTGTTTTTTATTATTTTCATTATGTTCAATATTATCTTTCTTAATATTATCTTTCTTAATATTATCTTCTTTATTAAAATCAACTTTAAATAAATCTGGATTTTTTACATCAGACAGATAATTTAAAATATTTTTATTATTTGAATCAGAATCAGTAAAATAATTTGACATATTTGTTATTTTTTGAGAATGAATTTTATTAATTTTTTTTGTTTGATTTATAAGATCATTATTAAATTCTTTGATTTCATTAGTTACTGAATAGAATTTTGTTTTTAATATTTTTAATATATTTTCATTATTTTCAGTTATAGTATGTTTTAATAATTTCATTTCGTTTGTTAAATAAATTGCAATTAAAACGATTAATCCAACCAATAATATAAATTTTAGTTCCATTTTTATATTATTAAAAATTAAAAAATAATAATAAAATAAACGTAAGAAAAAAAATTGATTATATATGTATAAAATAATTATATTTAAATAAGTATATAAATAATAATATAAATAATAATAATAATATAAATAATAATGAAAGAAAAAACAATAACTATTATAACTGACAAATTAATATATATCAATCGGTATTATTATGAATCAGATGAAATGTTTTATTTTAGAGTAAAATATATTATTGATAATTATAATAAAATAGATCTTGATAAACTAATAGGATTATCAAAAATAGAACAACAAAAAAAATTTAATGAATGTGATTATGATTTATCTACCAGAATTTAATTTATCTTTAGCATAATCAATATTCACAACATCTCCAGGTGTTATTCTTCTAGAAGAATCCCATTCTTTTAATAATACACCACCACCAGTTGTTGTAACTGGATATATTTCACTAGGTTTATCTGTTACACAAATTGGAGGATGTGGTGGAATAGGATACCATTTTTCAGGAGGTAATATTGTGTATCCCCATTCATAATCATCTCTATCTTCTTTGTGAACTGGTAATATATTGTAATCACTATATTCTATTTCAGATGTCATAACTCCATCTTTTTCACGTGATCCATTTGCAGCATATTTTCTATGAATTTTATATTTATATGTTTCAAAATTATCAGAATCATAATCTCTTTCAACACAATCTTTACATGGTCCTGGTTTATATTTTATTGGTTTTTTAGATTCATAACCATCATTATCATCATTATCATTATATTTTCGTCTATCTAGATAATTATCATATTCATCCTCATCATGTTTATAAAATACATCATCTGTATCATCTTTTTTATGTTTTTTAATTAATTTATCAGATTCAGTTTTGGTTTTACCAATATTTACTAGATTTTCAATTTTACAAGATGGATTTATAAATATATTATCAATTAATATATATAACGCGAATAAAACAATTGAAGATACTAATATATCTTTTGTATCAAGATTTGTTCTGGGGATAATTTTAAGTAATCCAACAATTGATGCAAATATTAATGTATATTTAAAAAATTTAAATTTATCAATTAAAGTCATTTATATAATTAAAATAGAAAATTTATTATTTGTATTTAAAATATTAATTTTTTTAGATGTTTTAACACTAATGCTAATTAAGATTCATGTAATGCAACGTTTAAAATTAAATTTTAAACTTTGCCTAAAGCAAAATATTTTCTAACCGAAAAATAGTTGTTAAAGACAAGTTTTTACGCTTAGAAAAGAAGATTTATTATTAAATATTATTATTAAATATTATTATTAAATATTATTTTCTAACCGAAAAATAGTTGTTAAAGACAAGTTTTTACGCTTAGAAAAGAAGATTTATTATTAAATATTATTTTCTAACCGAAAAATAGTTGTTAAAGACAAGTTTTTACGCTTAGAAAAGAAGATTTATTATTAAATATTATTATTAAATCTTATTTTCTAACCGTTATAAATTATTATAGTTAATCCAATCATCATAATAGTCATTATAACTAATAATGAAATTAATGCCATAAAATGAGGATAATATTTTCTATTAATATCTTCTAATATAGGCTGTATGATATTTTTCATAATTTTTTTTCTATTTTTTTCTTTTGATATTTCTTTTGTTAAAATATCAATTAAATTATCCGCAATAGGACCAATATAATTATTCATTAATATAGAATAACAAATTTATAATATATTTATAACGCCAATATAAAATATTTTTTTTATAAAATTTATTATATAATGGATATTTTGGATATAGATACAACAAAAACAATATTATCACCGGCAAATAAATTTTTATTAATATTATATGAAAATAAAAATATAGAAATAAATTTATTTAATGTATATTTACCTTTTGGTAGTGAAAAATTTAACGATAAATTAATATTAAATATTGAATTAGAAGATAATAATAATAATAATAATATAATCAGTAAAATGATTAGTTTAGAAGAGAATATAAAAAATGGAAACATGAATATACCATTTCAAACAAAAAATTTATTAAAAACTAAAGGATTTACACAAAATATTAAAAAAAGTAAATTAGGATATATTATAAGAAGTCATATATTAAAAAATACAGAAATTTTTATGAAAACAAAAAATAATGGTAAATTAGATATAGATCATATAAATCTTGTTAATACAACATGTAATATAAAAGGATTAATTAAAGGATGTTGGTTTAATGATAATAGTTATGGTTTATATATTACTTTAAATTCTATAGAAATTACCAAAATGTAACATTAAACAAGTTAAATAAATTAAACTAAACTAGATTCAGCTTATTGTTGATATATCAGAAGATGAATTTGATTTTGATGAAAATGTTATAGAATCTGTATCAGTTTGTATATTAGATTGTGTATTGGCTCTTGATTGTTTAGATTTTTTTGATTTTTCTGTTTTTTCTGTTTTTTTTGTTTTTTCTGTAGTATCCATTGTTGTTACACTATCTGTTTTTTTAGATGAATTTGTATTATCAGTTATTTTTTCAGATAAATGTTTTTCAATTTCATTTGTTCTTTATTTATATCAATAGAATTT